GCGGCGGCTGGTGGCCGCTTACGACGTTTGGGCCGCTGAAACCAAGCGGCAACTGTTAGCGGCGACGAACAAGGGGGGTGACGGGGACTTCCTGGCGCGGATTGTGCGGGCCAGGATGCCCGACCTACAACAGCGGATGATTGACGAGAGCAACGCGGGCATCCGCGCCGCCGTGCAAGTTGGCGTCGGGCGGGAACTTGCCCCCACTGTGGAGTCCACCACGCGGGCGCTGCTGGCCCAGAACCATCTGCTAATTCGGGAGTCATTGATTCCCGGCATCGAACTAAACCTGGTAGACGCGGTGAAGGCGGGCGCGGCCAGCGACCGGAAGGCTTTGGATACGGCCTTCAATAACTTGCGTCACCGCCCGGCCAGTTACGCCGGGGGCGCGTGGGTGGCAATTTTCGAGGCGCAGCGGGCGGCGGGCCAGGCGCAAGAGCAAGAGACTGGCGAGAAGCAGCGGGTGAAGTGGGAGCTTGACCCCAACGCGCAACATTGCTCGGCCACGCCGGGCTTTCACGGCTGCCCAGACCTGGCGAAAGAATACGATTCTTGGGAGGGATTACCTACGGTGCCGGCAGGACTTGTGTCCTGCCGGGGCTTATGAAAGGTAACTGTAGATGTAGGTTATTAGTTTTCCGTGACGGCGCATGGAAGCGCGGCCTGGGCTGACGCCCGAAGGAGCGGAGAAGTTGCTATGGAAGGTTTGGTAGCTTCGTGCTTGACCCTGGTCGGATTGGTGGCGCTGGCAGTTTTCGCCGAATGGTGGCATCGGCGGGATAGGAATGACCTGTGACTACGGTAAGTCGGAACTTCGTGGTTTGCGAATGTGAGGATTGCAAGGTGGCCCCGCGCCCGGAAGTCATGGCGGAGATTCAGGGATTGTCGCTGGTTATCCGCCAGCGGCGGCACGGGCAGAGCCACGAAGTGACGATTGACTTGACAGATACCGGCTTTGCGTGCAAGACTATGCGCGTCCCTAATCTTTGAATCGCTAACCGTTTCTGGCGCAAGTGGCGCAGGCAAGGTCATTGCCCAGACTCTCAGGAGTCTGGGCTTTTGTTTGGGTGAACACCGTGCCCTTTGGCCCTTACACCGACTTCAAAGATTGCGTCGGCCAGAACCAGGACAAAGAGAGTCCTGAAGGGTTTTGCGCCTGGCTTGAACACAAAGAGACGGGCAAGTGGCCTTCGGAAAACTCAATGACTGAGGCAGTAATGACGGCAGCCGCCAAGCCGGTTCCCGGCTCCAAGTACCAGGCCACGCCGACCCGCGCCGTCGCCAACGTGGAAGTGTTCGCCACCGGCACGTGGACGGATAGCCGGGGGAAGACGGCGAGCTTTGACCGGGCATATCTGGAAACGATGATAGCCACCTTTGAAGCGGGCAACCCCTCACGGGTTCCGCTCAAAGTGGGCCACACGGACGATGATTTTAATAAGGGCCTGGCTGAGAAACTGGGCGTGCCGGTGGCGATGCTTACTGGCGACGCCGACGGCCAGGGGGCGCTGGGACTGGGCCAGGTGTCCGGGCTACTGCTGCGGGACGTGACGGACGCCGAGGGCAAGGTCACGGCGACTAAGCTCCTGGCGAGTTTTAACTCCGTCCCGGAGTCCATCGCCGACTTGATTGAGGGCGGCCAGTTTGTGGCCGTGTCTTCTGAGATTGCCGCCGGGGAACCACAACTTCTGGGCGTGGCCCTGCTGGGGGCCGAGTTGCCTGCGGTGGACAGTCTTAAGTCACTGGCGTCCGCCGCCGTGTTCCAGGTCAAGCCCGATTCCCGGCGGTTGCTGTTTGCGCTGAACGGCGGGCAAGAAGCGATTTCGCCCGACGATTTGCTGGCGGAGTTCGCCAGCGTCACGGCGGGGCTGGAACCCACCATTAAAGACAAACGGGGCGCGCCGATTTTCCGGGCGCTGCTGCGGAACGTGGGCCAGGCGCTGGCGGCGGTGGCCGGGGCGGGAAGCCACCCCCAAATAACCGGAGCGGGAATAATGAAGATGAATCAGAAGGCGACAGCCACAACGACGGCGAGCCATGCGGCGGACAAAGCCCAGCATCAATATCACACGGTGTACGAGCGCCTCCGCAATCTGCGGTGGATGACGGACGGGCTGGGCCTGTCGGAAACGGCGACGCTCAGCGAGATTATCGCGGCGCTCCAAGAACTGGAAACTCAAACCGGCGACGTTTCGCCCGACGGCGGCGAGATTAAGGGCGAGGGAGAAATTGTGACGCAAGCGCACACTGCCCCGAAAGCCGGGGCCAACAAGTTTGCCATGTCCGACGAGGACATGGCTAAAATCCTGGAAATGCTGGGGCTGCCCGCCGAAGATGACGCCGCCGCCATTATGTCGGCAATCACAGCCATGAAGACGGCGGCCCAGGGGCAGGCGAGCGGCGAGCCGGAAGGCGGGGAGATGCCCATGCTCAATGCCAAGAAACCGGCGGTAGCGTCCAGTGTGGATTTCCGCCAGCACCCGGACTTCCTGGCCCTGCAAAAGCAGGCCAACCAACAGAGCGGGTATATCAAGACGTTGGAGCGGGAGCGGCGCGTGAGTCGCTACACCGCCCTGGCCGAGTCCTGGACGGCGGTGGCCGGCGACCACACGGCGCTGGCGGCGCGGCTGGCCGACGTGGAAGAGAAGGTCGGCAAGGCCGAGGCCGAGGCGCTGGTGAAGGAATACGAAAGTGTCCAGAAGGCCGCTGAAGGAATCTCGCTTTTTGAGCCTCTGGGCCGGAGCATTTCGGCTCCCGACGCCGCGCCCAGCATGGACAATCACCCCTTCCTCGCCGCCGTGAAAAAGCACAGCGATGAAAATAAACTGTCCTGGCAAAAGGCGCTGGCCCAGTATTCGGCCTTGTATCCGGACGCCTACCGGGAGTTTCGGCAAGACCAGCGGGCGGGGCGCATCCCAGCCGCCACCGGGGTTAACGGCGCGGATACCCAATAACTTCGCTCTGGTAATCAAGCTCAGGCAGGAGGCCAAACGATGCACGCAAATTTGATTCCGGGAGCGATTTCGGGCGGCGACCTCAGCACCCGGCAGTTCCAGGCGGTGCGAATTAGCACCACGTCGGATAGCCCTTTCCGCATTGACGAAGTGACCGTCAACTCCCAGCGGCCCATCGGGATTTTGCAGAACAAACCTGCCAACTCTACCGGAGCGCCGCTGGAAGTGGCTATTCTGGGCAGCGTGGTCAAGGCCAAGTATGGCGGCGCGGTAAACAACGGCGACGCCCTGGGAGTGGATGCGGCTGGCCTGTTGGTGTCATTGGGTCAGGGCGACCCGTCTACCGGCAGTGACCGTTACATTATCGCCCAGGCGCTGGAAGACGGCTCGTCTAGTGAAGTCCATTACGTGATTGTGGTTTCGCCGCATCTGCTGGCGTCTTAACGTTTGGCTAGTCAGCTAGTCACAAGGAGGCTCCCCAATGGTAATGACTCGGCCCGGCTACGCCAAGCGGCCCAGCGGCCTTTACGCGCCCGGTCAAGCGGCCCGTAGCCACAATGGGCAGGGACGCTATTTTGCCCAGCCCAGCGTGGCCGACGTGCGGCCCGTTGACCCGGTGCTGACGGACATGAGCGTCGGGTTTAAGAACGACCGCTTCCTGTGGGACGCGATTGCGCCGTTCAAGGAAGTCAGCGAGCAATCCGGCACGTTCATGGTCTGGACTCGTGATTTTTGGTTCCGGCGGCAGGAAGGCGCGGAACGCGCCCCGGAAGGGCCGTATCTGCGGACGGGCTACGGCGTGACCAACGACACCTACCGAACCATTGAACTCGGCTTTGAGAAGCTGCTGGGCGAGGTGACGCAGAAGGCCAGCCAGACGCCGGAAGACCTGGAAACCCAGGACGTGAATTTCCTGACGAACCTGATGCAAATTGAACTCGAAAAGCGAGCCGCCGCCGCCTACTTCGTCACCGGCGTGTGGGGAACGTCCACTACCCTATCCGGGACTGACCAATGGAGCGACTTCGCCAACTCTAACCCCATCACCAACGCCCAGACCGCCATGCGGACGGTCAAGCAGAACACCGGCGGCTGGCCCAACAAGATGTTCATGGGGCTGACGGCCTGGGAGAAGCTCAGTGAACACCCGTTGATTTTGGACAAATACAAGCACACCCAGGTGGGTGTGATGACGCCCGCGCTGGTGGCGGCGGCATTGCAAGGTTCGGCCCCCAGCCTGGAAATTGTGGTGGGCGATTCCATCGAAAACACCGCCGCCGAGGGCGCAACCTTCGTGGGCGCGAATATCTGGACGGATAACGTCCTGTTCCTGGTGGCGAATCAGCCGGGGCTTGGCGTCGCCAACGGCGCGGCCACGCTGATTTGGAACGAGAAGGGCAACGTGCCCTGGGCCGTTCAGCAATACCAGGAAGAAAATCGGCGGTCAATCGTGAGCCGCGTCTTCACTCACGCCGCGTTCAAGATTATGTCCTCGCAGCACGGGTATATGTACCTGGACGCGGTGGCGTAGACGGCCTGGCGGCCAATCAATCAGCAGGCAAGGAGGTTGCTATGGCTTTCCAGGCTTACCGAGTTCGCAAACCGTTTCAGTGGGGCGTTTGGCGGTTCGCCCCCAAAAACACAGCAGCGGGAACCTGCGGCTGTGAATGCCCGACCCCCCAAGAGTTGCGGGGCGGTTGCTGCACCCAGCAGACCGGCACGGGCTGCCGCTGTGGGCAGACGGCTTGCGGGTGCAACTGCGGCATCCCCGTCGAGGTGTACGTGGGAGACATTTGGCTTATCGAAGAAAGCCATGACCGCAAGGACATGATGCTGGCCCAGCGGTTTGCGACTTACGACGCCAGCATTCCGCCGGTGGAAACGCTGCTGAAGGAAGACTATTACCGGCGGCAGGTTGACCCGGAGCTTTTGCAGGCGGAGCAAGCCCGGCAGCGCGACGGGCAGGCCAAGCAGCGGCAGCGGTCACTGGCGGGCGCGGCCAGCGGCGGGAGGTAAGAGGCGATGGTCACAAACCGCAGAGAAGGTTATGAAGTCATTCAGCGGGCGACCATCAACCGCCCGAACCTGGCCGGAGCGCCCTACGCCAACCCGGTGTTCACCGTCGGCGCGGAAAACTCGGTCAACGTCATCAACGTGGCTGTGCAGTTCTACCAGGGCGATGATACTGATGCCGCCGTTGCAAGCATTGTGGCGGCGCGGGCTTACCTGACGACTGACACTGATGGACTGCCCGGCTCCAGGAATCCATTTACTGCCGCCACTAGCACGATTGCCGCCGGAACTAACGGCAAATGGCAACCCGATGATACGGTGGCTGGGGTAGCTCAGGGCTACCTGATTAGCTCCGCTTCTGGGGCCGCCGACCTGAACCTGACGGATACTGGGGCGGCGTCAGTTAAGTTGGTGCTGGTTCGCCCCGACGGGCGCATCAGCAAGAGCGCCATCATTACCTGGTCGTAGGCGTTTAATCTCAATCTCAGATAGGGAGACTATCCACATGGTTGACCTTCAACTTCGGCGCAACGTCGGGCGTTCCATCGCAATCTGCGGCTTCTCGGAAACGAGCCGTGACATGGCGAACCAGGAACCGCCCGACGTGGAAATTTGGGGACTCAATCGCTGCTACACCTTCCTGAAGCGCCTCACCCGGCATTTCGAGGTTCATGGGGAAGCGCACTGGTCGGGGCGCAACGGGCTGCGGGACAAGGGATATCTGGACTGGCTGCGCGGCTTGACCGTGCCCATCATCTGCTGTGATGATTTGCCTGATGTGCCGCAAGCCAAGCGGTTTCCGCTCGCCCAAATCAGCGAGACTTACTGCCAATATTTTACGTCGTCCATCGCCTTCATGCTGGCGCTGGCGGTGTACGAGGACTATCTGGCGGCGCAGCGAGACGACGCCGAAGGCCGGGTGAAGGACATTCGGCTTTATGGCGTGGATATGAGTTCGTGGGGGGAGTACGCCTACCAAAAACCCTGTGTGGAGTTTTGGTTGGGAGTCGCCAAAGGCCAGGGCATTACCCTGGTAATCCCCAGCATTTCCCCCGTTCTGCAAGCGCCGCTTTACGCCCATGACGACACCCATAATCTAAAAGCCCAAATTGAAGAGCGGTTGCAGCATCACCTGTCCGAGCAATGCCGGTTGCAGGCCGAAGTCAACGGGGCGCTCGGCTCGCTGAACGAACTGGCCTTGCTGAAGCAATACGCCCCGGAGCCGGTGTGGAAAGAGCGGCGGAAGGGGTTGCAACAGGAGCATCAGAGCAAGATTGCCTTGCTGAATTGCACGCTGGGGCAGATTCGGGAATGCTACCACTTCACGGCCCTGCTGTGCGGCGCTCCCCTCTTGGGGAACAACTGCCCCCCGGTGGCGCTGCTGCAAATCGCCGGGTTCGAGAACGCTCCCCAGTTGCAGGGCGGGCTGCCCCAGCCGCCCGCTTCCGACGGCCACCAGGCGCCGGCCAATTTGCCCGCCAGTATGCCGGTTAGCGCCCCCATTGACGTTGAAGTCAAGACGGCGGCGGCCCCCGCTTCCGTCACCCTAACGCCCGTCCCTTAGCCAACAAGACCCCCGGCGGTGTGAAATGTCCCAACCCCAGAAACCGGGCTACCCTCAGGCGATTCTGGCCGACTTTAACGACCGGGGTAAAATTGTCGTCAACGCCGGGGCGCTGGGCGCGTTTTCCGCTGCCAGCGCGGTCGGGACTGAGCTTAGCGCGACGGTGCAAGCCCCAACCAATGGCCCGCCGGAAGGCCTCTATGTGGTGTCCATCAACAATCTGGACACCATTGCATCATTGACGGCGATAGTCCGGGGCGCGGAAGTCTTGAAGGACACGGCTAGCGCGTCGGTGACGGTCTACCCGGAGCTAACCCGGTTCAGCGTGGCCTTAAAGAGCGCCGCCCAGGTGGTGGTGCAGGGCTGGCTGGTTGGCTCCGGCACGGACACTGCGGTCAATGGGCAAATCGCCGTCCAGAACGATGCCACGACCAACCAGGTCGCCCAGATTTACTACTCGGTCAGGCGGCTCTAATTATGCCTACGCCCGCCACACTCCCGCTACGCTACCAGGGCCGCGTCAACGAGGCGCTGCCCGCCACCTATGGCCCCCGGCGCGGACTGGTCTTGTGGGTTCCGGTGCTGCCGGATGCCCGCGACCTGAGCGGCTTCAATCGGCACGGTACTGTAACCGGGGCCGCGTTAACGACTGACCGCTTGGGGCGGAAATTACGGGCTTATAATCTGGACGGCGACGATTTCATATCGTTTGGAGAAGGCGGCGGAGCCTTTGATTTCGGAACCGGGCCGTTTTCGGTGGCGTTCCGGNTNTTNCGAACAACCANCGTCGTCACTAACCAGCGAGCCTTAAACAAGGGCGGCAATGCCGACAACGATGCCGGTTACGCTNTTTTCGGCAGTGACACCGATATTACGTTCATCATCAGTCAGGGGGACGGCACACCCCGCACTTCTATTGCGGCTACGATAGCGATTAACACCTGGTATCATNTNGTCGGGACGCGCAACNGGGCCACTATGAAGCTCTATCTTAACGGCGTCCTGGCAGCCTCACGGACTAACGGGCTTACCGGGTCACTCTCCAACGCTCTCAACTTGATATTGGGCAGGCATAGTGTTGACGCGGCGAACTTCTGGACGGGCAAGGTATCCGACGTGCGGCTGATTGCTAGGGAGTGGCAATCCTACGAAGTGATGCAACTTTATAAGAACGTGGTCTAAATGGCCTGTCACGCCCTGAAAATCCAAGCATCCCCTGAACCCGGCGACCCGGCGGGGAAGACCCGTGTGGAGCGCACGGCGGCGGTCAAGGTAGTTTTCGGCGAGGTGCTGACGGCGCAAAGCTGCTCGGCCACCGACATCCAGGAAGACAAAGAAACCGGCGTTCCGGCTCACGTGCTGGCGATTCACCGGGTCAGCCTGGCGCTGCCGCTGGAGGACGTGCTGGACGCGGTGGCCGCGCAGTTGGCTGACCGGGCCTGGTGGCGCGTCAGCTACCACCTATGCCGTAACGACGAGTTCCAGCCTTGCGCCCCCTGGCAGATGGCGCGGCAGTTCGGGAAGGTTCCGGCGNCTTTGANTCTNGGNTAGGAAGCACAAGCTATGGCAGTCGGGGCATCCACCTACGGCAGCGTGGCGGGAGTCGAAAAGCTGGTGGGCGACGTGGTTGCCAGCCGAGCTTTCGGCGCGGGAACTGTGCCTACCACAACCCAGGTCGAGGGCATCCTTGACGACGTGGCCGCCGAGCTGAACAACGCGCTGGAAATCGGGGGCTACACCACGCCGGTGGCCGCCGCCGACGCCAATGGCCGGGCTTATCTGGCGGCGGCGAACAACTACGGCGCCGCGGCCATTGCGCTGACGCTGGTTCCCACCCACGTGTTTAACCCAGACATGGAGGACGTGGGCCAGAGTCGGGCCGAGATGTACCAGGCGCGGTTCAACCGCGCCTTGAAGGTAATTGACGAGCAGAAAATAGCCGCCAGCCGCGCTCACGGGCGGCTCCGCCACATCTACAGCGGGGCGCAGGAAGACGATGACGGCAACAAGCGGCTGCCGGTGTTCACTCGCGATGAAGGGGTTAACACCGGGACGCGCAGCCGAGTAAACACGGAATAAGCAGGCTGGTGATATGGTCACGTTGGAGAAAGCGCCGCCCCGCAACGGCTATCACCCCGCCCCCTTGCCCCCGCCTCGGCCCGTCACGCTGCCGGTGGAAGCACAGCCGCCCCGTGTGGTGGCGCTGGTGGGGTTTGCCGACGCGACGCGGGAGCAAGCGAACCACGAAGCGCCGGAGACTGAAATCTGGGCGGTCAACCGCTGCTATAGTTTTTTGCAGCGCTGGAACCGCTGGTTTGAGGTTCACCCCCCGGAGCATTACCAGGGGTTGACCGGGATGCGAGAGCCGGGCTATCTTGACCTTTTGCGGCAGTCCAACTCGCCGGTGTATATGCTCCACCCGGCGGCGGACGTGCCTAACGCCACCCGCTATCCGCTGCCGGAGATGCTGGCCGCCGGAATGCGTGATTATTTCACTTCCAGTATCGCCTATATGCTGGCGCTGGCGGTGTGGGAGCATAAGCAGGGCCAGGGCATCGCCGAAGTGCGCCTCTACGGGATTGACATGGCGGCTTATGGTGAGTACGCGCAGCAACGCCCCTGTGTCGAATACTGGCTCGGTGTCTTGGATGGCAGCGGCGTCAAGGTGACGCTGGCCCAACCCTGCCCGCTGCTGGCCGGGGAACGGTATGGCACGCACGCCGAGAAGCGCCTGTGGGCCACCGCTAAGAGCCGCATTGAAATGCTGAAGGGCCAGCAGCGCCAATACCAGGCGGACACGGCGGCTTACGGCGGGGCGCAGACGGAGCTTTCGGCGCTGCTGGCGGGCTACCAATGGCCGCCGGAAGTCGAGGCCACGCTTCGGGAACGCCGTCGGAACGTGGCCGACGCTCAGGCGCGGGCCAACGCCAACCTGAACGCCACGCTGGGCGGGCTGCGCGAGGCCCAGCAGTGGCTCGCCACTGTGGGCGCGCCACAGTCGGAATCGGAAGAACCGGAGCGGGTGGCGCAACCCCGGTTGTGAAGCCAGGGCTGGAGGCCGGCAGATATGAGCTACGCCACGATTGAGGCCGCCGTCAAGTCCGTGATCGAGTTGCACGCCGATTACGACTCCACCAACGTTGACCGCAACGATAGGCGGATTCTGGCGGGCAGCCCGGCGCGGGCGGTAGTCATCACGTACAACAGCCACACCCAAGAGGAGTTGACATTCCAGCGACTGATGGTGACGTGGAACGTCAATGTTGACGTTTACGCGCCCTGGGCGGGGGAGCAACCGAACTGGCTGGAAAACCTGGACACCGAGCGGCAGAAAATCATCGGGCAGATTGCGGCTTATCCCCGGCTGAACGCCGCCAGCGGGGTGCTTGACGCGGCGATGGTGGCCGGAGCCACGCCGCCCCCGGCGCGGGCGGAAGACGGGCGGTATGTGATTCAGCGGCTCACGTGCCAGGTCAAGGAAGTGGTTGACCCGGCGCGGGTGGAGTAGGCGGTGTTGGGTGGCGACGGAATTCACTTTTGACTTCACCGACCTGGACAATCTGAGCCGTGACCTGAATCGCGGCCCGACTGAGGCGAAAATCACGCTAAACGACGGGCTGCGGGAAATCGGGCGGGTTATCGTGCCCTTTGAAGGCACGGGGCCGCTGGCGACGGCCACGCCGAAGCGCAGCGGAAAGCTGGCGGCGTCCACTTTTTTCCAGATTACCGGCGGGGTGGACGCGCAAACGCTGACGGTGTACCAGCCCGCCCAGAGCGCCTACGGCGCATACTACGGGCTGTTTGTCCGAGAGGGCACGGCGGCGCACGTCATCCGGCCCCGCAAGGCCAGGGTGCTGCGTTTCACGCTACCGGATGGCAGCGTGGTTTTCGCCAGGGTGGTTCATCACCCAGGCACGAAACCGAACCCCTACCACGTTAGAACGCTTAACGCGCTACGGCCTCAGATTGAGGCCGTCGTCAGGAAAATGGAAGCCCGCATCGTAGGCATCGTCTAGCGGCGGCGGGAGGCTATCATGGCATTCGGGGATTCCAAGAACGTTTATTTCGACATTACGGACACCGGCGGGACTGTGCGTAATCTGTCGCCGTATCTCACTTCGGTGGACGGGCTACCCGGCACGCGGGAGCTTCTGGACGTGACGGCGCTGGGCGACTCCGGGCGCAAGTTTATTCCGGGCCTGGAAAACAGCGTCGTCAACCTGGAAGGACTTTACGACGACGATACTACCGGCGTGGGCAGCCACGACGTGCTGCAAGGCTTGTTCAAAAGCGCTTCCGCCGTCGCCATTCGCTATGGGCCGGACGGCAGCACGACGGCGGGCAAGTACCGCGTCACGGCCAGCGTGTGGGTCAGAGACTACAACGTGATGGGCCGGGTAGGTGCAGTGAAGAGCTTTCGGGCCGCGCTGCAAGTCAATGGCGTGGTCACGCTGGACGTGTTCACCTAACCCAAGTCTAGGCAAGGGACGGGGACAATGCCCAAAACGGAAAAGTTGGAGTTTGAAGGCGGGGATTGGTGGGAAATCCGCGCCTTCTTGACGGTTAGCCAGGAGCGAGAATACACCTCAGTGGGACTCCAAGCCTACGCCGCCGACGGCGACCTGGCAAAGTTAACGGCGTTGGGCGAGGTCGCCGACCGGCTCACGGTAGCCGTGACGACGGCCTGGAGCTATGGCCCGCTCACATTGGATACGCTGCTTAACGTCGTGCCGGGGGCGCATTACCGGCAGGCGCAGGAGCGCATGGCGGACTTGTATCGCCCTTTAGTCGCGGCGAACGTTCTAAAATTGCAGGAAAGCTTTTCGCTGCTCTCCGGCGGCACCACATCCCCGGCGAATGGTGGGAGTGCTACGTAGCGGAGTTGACCGGCTGGACGTTCGCCGAGATTGAAGCCACCGACCGGGCGCGGCTGGAGCGGTACATCATCTATCGCAATGTGCGCCAGGTGGCGGAGCATGGCGGAGAATACGACCCTTAGCGGAAATAGCGAAAATTAGGCGGCGAGCATGACGACGGGCGGGGAAGTCACACGGGTAATCGTGATGCGGCTGCGCGACGAGGTGTCGCGGCAAATGGAGCGCATGGGCGACGCTGCCGACCGGACGCGGGTCAAGATGCGGAATCTGGGGGACACCATGCAACGGTCTTCTCACCAGATGATTTTGCTGGGCAGCGCGATGGTGTCTGCGGCGCACGGGGCCACTGAGCTTGGCAAGTTCATGGGCATCTTGGACGAAGACCAAGCGCGGGTCGCCGCCAGCGGAATTCAAGCGGCGGGGGGCGTCCTGGCGATTGTGGGCGCAATCTCCATGCTCAGCGGGCTGGCGGTGGCGGGCGTCCCGGTGCTGCTGATTATCGGGGCCATTGCCCTGGGCGTCGTCATCGGCGTCGCCGCCTTCAAGTTGTGGACGGCGGTTAGCGACGATTTGGCGCGGGCGTGGGACAGAGTGGTGCGGGCGGGCGCGGCGGTAGTCAGTGCAATCAAGCGCGTGGTGGAGCTTATGGCCCTGCCCGCCACGTGGTTGCTGGGCAACCCGGAATCGGGGCAAGGTGGGCTGAAGGGGCTGATGGGGTTCCAGACCGCCGAAGGCGAGAGCAAGCGTGTGCCTGGCCCCAGCGGGCGCGGAATGCTGGCAATGGTGCATGGCGGCGAGACGATTGGGCGGCCCGGCGGCGCGGGGGGCGGCGTGACCATCAACATTTCCGCCGGGGCGATTGCCCAGCCGCGTGAGTTGGCGATTCAAATCGGGCGGATTCTCCAGCAGGAGAAGCGCACGCGGGGATTTGCGGTGTAGGGTATGACGACGCTGACATTCCAGGTTGGGGCGTCCCTGGACGATACACATGACACTTGCTCTGGCGCAAGCCGTGTTAACAGTGCAATCGCCTCGCGTTGTCAGGTCAAGGCGTCGGATGGGACGCCGTGCGGAGTAACCGACCCCAATCATAACAGCGGATTCCGCTTTCAAAATGTGAATATCCCAAAGGGCAGCATAATCCAATCTTGTACCTTTGAGGGTTGGATTGGGGCCGCCGACGGCAATGATTTATCAGCAGTCATCTATTTTCAAGACGGCACGTCAAGTCCAGCCGCTTGGATTGATGGTGGAGCGGATAATCCCCTAGACCGGACACGCACGGCGGCCAGCATCGCATGGGCTGCCACGCTAACGCCCGACGCGTGGAATACGTCGCCGAACTTAGCCGCAGCGCTCCAGGAAGTCGTTGACGTTTTTGCCCTTACTCACGTGATGGTGCTGTTCATAGCGAATGACAATGAACCAGCCATAGTCACGGAATTTATGAGCTACGACGGAGATTCAACAAAAGCCGCCAAGCTCAACATCACATTTACATACCCGACGCTGCATAAGGTAGCGATTGATTGGGACAATGATGGCGCATTCGCCGAAGCGGAAGACGACATTACCACCGACGTGCTGCGAATGTCCTGGCGGCGAGGCCGGGAGGCCGAGCTTGACGAAACGCCCGCCGGGAGCATGACGATTGAGGTCAGCGACCCCGACGGCGATTACTCGCCGCTGTCCACGTCCTCCCGGTTCGGCTCCGGCAACGTGACGATTCAGCGGCAGGTTATCGCCCAGTTAGAGCATCTGGGCACAACCTACGCCGTCTTCCGGGGCTACATTCAATCAATCACGCCCCACCCCAAGCGCGACCAACGGACGGCCACGATTGAGGTAGTGGACGCGATGGAACGGCTCGCCAACGTCACCATTGACATCCAGGAGGGGGCGGCGGCGACGGGCGGGGCCAGCAGCACGGGGGATTATCCCTTCCAGGCGTACCTGCCCGGTGGCTCCACCGGCTTAATCAGCCACGTGTTGGACGCCGCCGGGTGGTCTAGCACGGCGCGGGCGCTTACGGAGCCGGGCGGCAGCACCTTTGACTGGACGTGGTTTCACAACATTTCGGCGCGGGAGGCGCTGGCGCAAATCGAAGAACACGAGCGGGGCCTGATTTTCGTGGCCCCCAACGGCGACGTGGAGTTCCAATCCTCCACCCACCGAAACGCGGCAACGACGGCGGCCACCTTTGGGAGTTCGCAGATTGAAGACTGGGAGTTCGAGCTGTCGGCGCGGAACGTCAAAAACCGAGCCGTGATAACCGTCCACAGCCGCGACCAAACCACGCTCAGTGATTTCCTGGCTGAGGCGAATGTTCTCGACCTGCCCAACATCAGCCAGGGGAGCGCGTATACCACCGTACTGGACTTCGGGAGCAACGGCCCGGCCTATCAGGTGACGACGCCGCCGATGGGCAAGGACGGGGTCAGCAGCGCGGGCGGGGCCTTTGTGGGGGTTGGCACGGGGACGACTTTCGCCCCGGACGGGGCGGGTTCCACCGGGGCCTGTGAAATTTCCGGGTTGCCGCTGGGCGGCGGTTCGGCAATCCAAATAACGATTACGAATAACACCTCCGAGACGGTCTACGCCGCTGCGCCGGAAGGGGACGCCGATATGTTGACCACGCTGCGGGTGGGCGGCACGGGGTTATCCGACCATCCCATCACATCCACCGGCAAGGACGCCACCAGCATCGCGGCCTACGGCGAGCGGGCCATTGTGAAGGACTATCCCTTTTTCGCCAGCCGCGCCAGGGGGCTGACGCGAGCGACCGACCTGGTGGCAAAATATAAAGACCCCCGCGTGGATTACTCCCGGATGACGGTCAGAGGGTTTGACGCCACTCTATTCACCCAGCTTCTGACCCGCGACATTGGCGATAAAATCACGGTTAACGCCGCCCAGGTGGGCGTGTCGAATCAGGACTACCACATCAACGCGGCGGAATACACATTGGAGCCGCCCAACGACTTGCGGGTAGTCTGGACGCTGGAGCGGTCAACGTAGCCGATGACATTGAGGACAACCAATGGACTCCATTGCCCTGATTGCGTTGCTCCAGTCTTCCGGCCCGGTGGGGCTTTTTGTGGTTGGGCTGGCGCGGGGATGGTGGGCGATGGCGAGCGAAGTGAGGCTTTTGAGAGATGACCGCGACGCCTGGCGTGCCCACAGCGAGAAACTTGAGGCGACTATTCTGGGCCTTGTGGAAGGGCTGCCATATCAAGGACGGGCTGCTGGAGAGCCGGGCCGCGCTAATCGAAAGTGACCGGCGGGTTGATGGCGCACTGAGAATGGCAGCCGCCCGCTCGAAATACGTCGCCTGCCCCGACTGCCCGCTTGGCTGGCGAGGCGGATTTCATCTGCCGGAAAGGATTGACACGCCGCATCCGCCAGTGCAATAATCAGGGCGGTGACGGTCGCCCTTCTCCGCCGTCGCCGCCCCAACTCCCGAAGCCCCCGCTAGTTTTAGCGGGGGCTTCGCTTTTAGTCAACTTCCGGCGCCACATAATAGACCAGAGTCAATGTGGCCTGACACGTCAACAGATGGTTGATGTCTGGATACCTAGCCCCCTCAAAATCTCTGGCTTGCCACTCGGCTTCCATCTCAATGACCTGGGCATCCCCGGTCAAGATTTGCCTTGCCAGATCAGCCAACATTTCGGCTATGGCAGCCCGGTGAGCTTCTTTTTGCAAATTCGTCACGTTTCACCCCGTTATTTCCGGCGGCGCGGGCTTGACGCCCCGGCGCGGCGGCAACCGTTGGGCCAACGTTTCGAGCGCCAACGCCACCACTAACGGCACGGGGTATTCGCCCCGACGCCACCGCCACAGATGGGTGGTGGTGTAGCCTAGCGCCTCCGCTAGCGCGGTTTGGCTCCACCCCTTATCGAGCAATTCATTGAGCCTGTCCAGTCCTGCTTCGAGCCTGTCCAGTCCTGCTTCCATGCCCTCATTATAGCGGATAGATTGCGCCATGTAAATTGATTTTTGAGGCACACCAAAACCACACTACGCCATGTTGACAAACCTAACGCCATGTAATACAATAGGAATATCAAATAAAGAGCCACCAACCCCAACCCAAGCAACCTTAACAACTGCATAGCCGCCGCAACCGCCAGGGGCGAACAATAGCCCGACTGCTGGCGGTTCTTGACCGGGTAAAATTTGAGATAGAGGTGAAACACCATGCAACACGCAATTACTATCCTAACCATCCGCCGCCCCAACGGGCAGATTGAGACCGCGACCAAAGACGGCCATCTGGCCGACAGCGCCCTTCCCGCCACCAACAAGCGGATGGCGGAACTCGGAAAAGGGCAAATCATCAAGGTTGAGCGGAAGATGCAGACCATCCTCCGCCAGCCGGTTAAGGTGGGAGTCGGCGACCCCTGCCCGCGCTGCCACACGTACTGTGACGGCGACTGCCGGAGTCGCTAGACGCCAGCGCCAGGGGGCGGCAACTGCCCCCGCTTGACGGGAATTTTATTTGGGATAGAAGGGAGAAACATGGCAATGCTGCCAAACTACGAACTGATAGAACGCATCGTGCAGAAATACTACCGCTTATCCGACAAGGACAAGAGCGCATACCTGAATGATATGCGGTGCGAGCTAGGGGGCACGGATTCCCGCGCGCTCACCGAAGCCTTAGACAACGAGGAAAAGTATCGGCAAGAAAACCGTCGTTCTTAACCAGCAACCAGGGGGCGGGCAACCGCCCCGCTTGACCGGGATTTTATTTGAGGAGAAAGCAAAATGACCACAAAGACGTACCCCTACACTCTATCCCAGGCACAGGCCGCCATTGCTGTCAGCATAGCCAAGTACGGTCCCAATGAGGCGCATGGAAGCCTCAGTTACCGCAAGCAGGGGCCAACAGCCGAGCCGACGCTGGCATTCAGTTTCGTCGAATCGCCCCGGACGCCTGGAGCGTATCGGGAAATCGGTTACGCCAGTTAGCCCTAACGCAGAGGGACGCCGGGGCAACCCGGCGGTAATGCGGCAGCCCCGCTTATCCCAGGCGCGGGGCCGAAGCAAAAAGCAAGGAGAATCAGCCATGACGCTATCCCAGACGCCCAGCCCCGCCCAGTTAAGCCAGAGTGAAATCGAGTGGGCGCTGGCCCTCATTGCGGACGGACAGCAACCCGCCCCCAGCGACCAAAGTTACGGAGTCCTGCCCGGAAAGAGCTACTATGGGGCCGACATTAACGACCCTACCGTAAGCAACGAGGACGCCAACGCCAGGGCCTTTGTCAATGGAACCGTTCATCGCTGCCTACGCTGTCGAGTATGGTATCACGCCCCAGGGAGCTACGCCCCCTCCGGGCAGGTGTGCGTGTGTGGGGGAAAGATTGACCCCAACTCCAAGATGAACATCTTGTGCGGCAGTCAATGGCGGCACTCATCCTGCCAGTGGCAGCCTTAACCCACACGCGCAGCGGGGGCCGGGCGACTGGCCCCCCCCCGGAGAAGGAGAAGCTGATGCACCAATGCGGCAGACCCGGATGGGCGGAGTGCATCGTATGCGGTAAACGTATCCATTTGTCAGGATGCACCAGTCGCCGGAATCCTCTCAAGGACTGTGTTACGAATTGTATGCCCATCCTGCCTCTTAGCAGCCCGCCCAGCGCGGCGGGGAAGGAGTGAGCCATGCCATACCCACCGACCCCGACCCTGGACAAGATACTGGCTCTGCGAGAGCAATCGCGGATTGTGTGGGAGTTCCTTGACTGGTTGGGGGAACAGGGTATCCACCTGGGGCAATACCCGACCCGCAGCGACTTTATGCTGCCCATTTTTGAGGGGCACGACGCGCTGCTGCATCGGTTTTTCGGGATTGACGCGGAGGCCGAAGAAGCCGAGCAGCGGGCCGTGCTGGAGTACGTGAGGAGCGCGCCATGACCAATGACCTACGCGCCCGCGCCGAAGCGTTCCATGCGGCGGCGCGGGCAAGGGATGCAGATTACCAGCACTGGTGTGAGTGGTATACCGTCCGTAACGACGCCCCGTCTCTGGTCTCTGACCTGCTGGCGGAGGTGGAGCGGCTGCGGGGTGTCATTGACCGGGCGCGGGCCGTCGGCGGAGACCCTGACGACTGGGACATGCCCGATGAAAGTCTCCGGGAGATTAGACGCATTTTGCAGGAGGCCAAACGCCATGACTGACACTGCTGGGATGGGGGAGCCGACCCGCTGCCCCCAATGCGACCGCCGGCTAATGCCGGATGAAGTCTGCCCAATCTGCCCAGACGACGACGCCGAGCCGGAAATGAGCCGGGAGCAGGCGTACCAGGCGTTCCGGGACATCCAGGACAAATACGAGGGCGACTCGGACGTGTACGACCCGCTGCAACAGGTCTACGCCGACGCCTGCCGCGCCGGGGAATTGGCGAAGGCGTTGTTGTTGCTGCAACGGCGACACCCAGGCGTTGAGCCGGGCTGTTGGTGCGACGGCAACGAGGCGGTGACGGCCCATCATCCTCGTTGTCTACAGGCCGCCGCCGCCCTCGCCGCCTGGCAGGGGGCGCAATGAGCGTGTGTGTAATCTTCGGCAATCCTGACCATCAGGGGCGCGTCACCCACCTGCATTATGGGTGGGACACCGGCACGGCGTTTTGCTCCGTTTGCGGCGGAGTCGTCGCCGAGAATGAATGTGTAAAATGTGGAGCGCGAGGCCCCTGGCTGCATGGGCAAACCCTTCTTTCTCGGCTAGAGACCGCTTGAGGTCAGACCAGTACCGACGAGGATTAGGGCTTTCAGCGATAGCAGCAACAACGTCAATAACTGAGAAGTACCACTCTCCATTATTGAGAACCTTACGGATTTCTTGCCGATGAAATTCGTTGACGGCAATCTCGCCGTCAACGGGAACAATGGCAGGCGTGGTCTTAGGCATAAGCCTCCATGTAATTAGTTAGGATAGCCAACTCCAACCGTTTCGCTTATGGGATAGCGTGTAGCGGGTAGATTGGCAGAACCATTAGCGTGGTTATTGACGCCCGTGTTGTCATGGGCGGGATTGGCTTCTTCTGGCTTGCTTGTTGGTGTTTGAGCCACGCTAGATTTAGCGGTTGGCTCTCCTTGCGACTCCTTGTAAGAGAGGTCAAACATTGGCTTGAAAGAAGGGTCGGTTTTCCATTCAGCCAAACCCCATTGACCACTTCCCCAGGACGCGAATCGTGCTTTGTCTAGGCTCAAATGGGAGCCTGTGTTCCGCGCCGGATTCTCTCCCTTGACAAAAACACCCCGTTCCACTAATCGCTTGTGGACGGTGGAGTAATGCAAGAGGTTTCCCTGCTTGCGGATAATATCTTCTGCTACTTCTTCCATAATAGACGTTGCCCCATTGTGGGTGGCGGGGGAGTGCGATTCCATGCCACCTTCCTCGTAGAAATGGATAACGCCTTTGAAATTTGCGGCTTGCTGTTCAAGCCTAGCCACCTCTGTCTTGAGGCTAGCAAGGCACACCTCAATAGCCTCAAGGTCTTTCCTGAGGGCGCGAATATCAACGCTAGGCATTGTATCCTCTCCTTGCAAGGATTCGTTCCCTCTACCTATTGACACTAGGGTGCTATCTGAGATAGTGAACATAGCAAAGGGGAAATGGCGGTTTGAGAGCGGGGGAGACAGGATTCGAACCCGCGACTCCTGGGTAAGCAGGAGTAACTCGACCCTAATTCGAGCGCCTTCAACCTCTCGGCCACTCCCCCGCGCCGACCCAGACGGGAAACGGACAGACCTCCTTCGCTAGGATGTGGAAACGCTAACCGTTTGGGATTAAGTGGATAGACCGTCTTTCGTTTGGCAGCGGTGACGGTCTATTCGTGTTATATGTTAACAGGCTAGGATATGGAGACGCAATATTTATGGAGCGCAAGAATAAACAACTCGAAAAAGAGAAGGCTCGCAACCTAGAAGATTACGAGCCTGGGGCTACCCGTGAGGAAGTGCTAGCGGCGCTACGCAAGGCTATTAACACGCCGCCTAAGAAGCCTTCCGAATCATCTGCCCCAGCATCGTCCAAAACATCGGCTCCTCATCGTTCCGATGCGAGTACCTAAAGGCGTATTCATTGACATAGAACTGGAGGCATCTTGGCGTGACGTGGTGGTACGTTCCGTCAATGGAGCGTTTGAGTTGGCTCCAGAAGCCTTCCACGCTATTGGTGTGAATATCCTTTGCCAGCACGTACTGCCCTTTGGCGTGGGCTATCACCTTATGCGTGAACCCTATTTTGCTGACGCCGTTGTAGCTCTGCAATTCGTCACTGTAGACCGTCGCATCCTTGCTGACTTTGGCCTCAATCTTGGGCAACAACGTCCTGGCTTTCACGTCAGGCACAACCTGAGCGATAACATTCCCGCCCCGTTCCACCATACCGAACACGATGGTTTTGCCTTCCGCCCCACGCCCCCGCTTTCCGCCCCGATGCTTGCCGCCAACATACGTTTCGTCAACTTCTACCTTGCCGGTCAGGATAGTATCCCCATCAACGAGGATACTACGAATCTGCCGCCAAATTCGCAGGGCCGTATTCGGGCGAATCCCCAAGTCACGCCCCAACTGGCGGGCTGAAACACCGCAGCGGGTGACGGCCATCTGGGAGAACGCATAGAACCATTGACGCAGGGGCAAGTGAGTGGACTGGAAGATGGTTCCGGCCATTGGGTAAACATGGGAGCCGCAGAACTCACAAGAATAGCAGGGGCGGCCAGCAATCCGGTAGTGGCTGGTTACTTTCTGGCATTTCTGGCAAACCACACCATCCGGCCACCGATTAGCCAGAATCCAATCAAGGCAAGCATCGTCAGTAGGAAAGTCCTTATTGAAATCGGCGTTGGTATACTTTTCCATGACACCCGCTCCCATTTGATACTTCGAGTCTAGCACAAATGGTTACGTGCGTCAAGTGTTACATCACCAAATCGAAAAGTTGCCCCTACTCTTTTGCCCGCCGCCGGGCCAACTTCGTGACCCCCGCAACCCCAAAAGCACACCGGGCGTTCTATTGCATTTGGTAAGAATTTGGTATATGATTGCCCTATGACGACACAGGAAATGGTCAAGAAGCTCACAGCGAGGGGGGTGTCTTACATGGACATTGCCCACGCCGTCGGAGTGGAGACGCTGACGGTTCGGCGGTGGGAGTTGGGGACTCGCAAGCCCCAGGCGGAGCGAGCCGTCAAGGAAAAATTGGCGCGGATGCTGGCCCAATGCCAGCGCAACCAGAAGGCCGCGCCGACCCCATGAAAAAGCCCCGCTGGTTAGGCGGGGCCAGGAACAAGTGAGGAGGTCAAGCCGTGACTAATCTAGCACAATCCCAGAGCGCCCGCAAGCCCGACGCCTACCTGACCCACGCTGCCTTAGACCAGGCCATGTTTGACGCCGCGCAGTTGGCGGAACACGCCGACGCCGCCGCCGCGCAACTGAGCCGGGCCGGGCGGAACATGGACAGGGCGACGGTGGACAGGATGTGGGTCAGGCTGACCCACATCGCGCAGCAGGCCAGAGAGGACAAAGCGTTCCTGAAGCGCCTGACGGCGCAGTGGGCCGCCATCCTGGACGCCGAGGCAGCGGCGCGGCGGGGGGCGAAGTGATGGGACAGCCAAAATTGCCGGATTGTGGCATTGAAGCCTGGAACGCATGGCGCGTAGCAAACCCCCTGACGGGGGTCACGCTGACGGGGGCCAACCTGACGCGGGCCACGCTGATGGGGGCCAACCTGACGCGGGCCAACCTGACGCGGGCCAACCTGACGGGGGCCGACCTGACGGGGG